CACTAGGCATGACGCTTGGCGCTGGTTGGCCGATCATCTCTGCGCGTTCAACTGTTGGACCAACAGGCATACCTGGAGCCGAAATAGCTTGCTGTGGCGTGATCTCCATACCTTCGGTAGGTTGAGCGCCGCCCATCAAATATCGCTGATAGGCTTCTTGTGAAGCCTGTGCGCGTTTCGCCTCGTCCAGCTTCTGCTTAGTCAGCAAATTGGTGATGGCATTCTTCTGCGCCTCAGAGTAGCCCTGCTGCCCAGCGGCAACGCCAGAGCTGAGAATCTGCATCAAGGACCGTGGTGTAGTGCTGGGGCCGCTGGCCTGACCAATAGCCATGGCGGCCTGCAACAGGCCTTGTCGCTGCATTGCCTGCTGCTGTGCTGGCGTCAAGTAGCCCTCAAGGCCAGTCTCACCGCCACCGCCAAATAGATCGCCAAGCAGTCCCATGTCAAATGATGTTGCCATGTTTTTTCCTTATGCCTTCTTAGGTTGCAACAAAGAACCAATATAAGCGCCAGTAAAGCCGCCAGACAATGCACTGCCAATCGGGCTGTTGTACAAAGGCTGTGATGATGATCCTCCAAGATTTGCTGGCTGCATTCCCAGCGCTCCGCTAGTGATGCCCAAACGCTCTAATTCAAGATTGCGCTGTGCATCAAGTCTTTGCTGATCAAGTTTTTGGCGCTCCAGCTGCGCAAGCATCACCGCGTTTGCGCCAGTCAGTCCAAGGTTTTGCTGTTGCTCACCAAGCCTACCAAGCTGACTAATAGCAGACTGACGCAAGCCAGCACCAGAGATGCTAGCCTGTTGATTCGCCAATGCGGCTTGCTGTCTCAGTTGGGCGTTGGCCTGCTCAAGCGTCAAAGAGACACCCTGATTTGCCATCTGTGCCTGCAATTGGCGTGCAGCATCAGACTGACCAAACTGAGCGGCTTGCGAAAATCCAGCCTGACGCAATCCAGCAGCAGTTGTACCTGCCTGACGCAATGCAGCCTCATTTGTCAGCGCAGACTGAACGCCTTGGCGTGATCCGCCAAAGGCGCGAGCCTGAGTGGCTCTGGCTCTGTCGGCAATGTCTTGCATCTGACGTGAACGCTCAATATCTCCCAAAGTGCCTTGGACTACTTGCTCTTCATATGGGTTGAAATAAGCACTCATGTACTGAGAGCCAAGCTGACCAGTTACATCTTGAACAGCGCCACGGTCGGCCTGTGCAGCGGCAATTTGTTGAGGAGTAAATCCAGCCTCAATCATTGCAAGCCTTGCGGCCTCATCTGTTGTCTGCTGACCCTTCCCGCCAAGTCCAAGGTTTTTCAGTTGAGCCTCGGCCAAACCATAGTCATCAGTAAAGCCTGCAAACTGACGCACACCCAAACCAGCGGCGGCAGCCTTGGCCCGCTCCAGATTAGCCATGTACTCACGCTTGATGTCGGGATCAATTGACGTGGTGGTGGTTGTTTCTTTAGGTGCATTGGCGGCATCAATTGCGCCAGTTACAGCCCCAATCGCGCCGCCCACAAGGCTTGGATTTTCCTTTGCAAAATCTACTGCGTCAGAAATAAGGCCAGGGCCACCAGCCGCTGCGGCAGCGCCTGCCGCTGGAGCTGTTGCACCTACCGCTGGAGCCGCCGCACCCGCCACTGGAGCTGCTGCGCCTGCGGCTGGAGCTGCTGCACCAACTGCGGAAACCCCAAGATTTGTAGCGCCGCCAGCAGCAGATATAAGCTCTGGAGACATATAGCCCGCAGGCGATGCCGCAACGGATGAGGGGCTTGTATAGTATGCGCTAGACGCATTTGAACCAGCGGCGGCGGCAGAATCAGCGGCGGCAGTAGCCGCACCACTTATCTTGCTTATTGTTCCAGCCGTGATGCCAGCAAGTGCCGCATTCTTCAAAACATCTGATGGCTTATCACCCGCAATTGCACTAGCACCAGCCCCCAAAGCAGCCGCACCAGTAGCAGCAATAACTGCGGCACTAGCACCTGCACCTGCAATCGCTGTTCCAAGCGCAGGTATTAGAGGAGGAAAGACAATTGACGCAACTGCCGCAATAGGCTTGATATTTTTCTTTACCCAAGTACCAAGTTTTTTCAATCCCATTTCACGCTCCCAATTCGCCAGAGGCCATCATCTCTTTGACAATCTCTCGCGTGGCAACAAAAAACCCAATAAGCTGATAATCAATATCGCCAGACATATCAGCCTCTTCAGCCAAACCATTTTGAACAACAGCTTGCAAAAACTGAGGATATAAAGACTTGTCCTTCAAGACTGCTTCAGCCATATTTCCAAGCTGAATCAACATATTGGGGTCAAGACCCTCTTCCTTGATTGACTCAATCAGGTCGCGTTTTGCTTGTGCTGTGTCTTGCGCTGTCGCCATGTTCGTTTCCTTTGCAGTATTCTATTTTGCGGTGCGGCTCAACGCTTACCCGCCGCCACAGCTTCCAATCTCATGACGCCAACTCGCCAATCGTCTAGCAGTGCACCAGTCACAATCATCTTCACCTGACGGCCAGAGAACCGCGCATCTGTCGGCTGTGATGCTGAATATGGACCGTGTGTTGTCTCTGTTGACGTTGGATAGAGTCGCGTCTTGAAGCTGATGGCAACCTCACCCAGCGTCTGCTCATCAGGTATCACCTGACGCACCGACATGATGTTGTCACCCTGGCCAATCTCAAAGGGTCCAGACTCGGCATAGACAGTCCCGCCGTCATACGCAAAGCCAACCTCATGCTCGTAGATGTAGCCGTCAGTTGACACCATCAAAGGATTCAAATAGACACCCCGATCTGTGCCAGCCGTGCGAGCCATGGAGCCAATATTCCAGTGATTCTCGCGGTAGTTGTATGTGACGTAGGAATCAACTTCGTTGCTGGCGCTTGATGGGTAGAACCACCAGATCTCGCCATACTTGGAATTGTGAACCGCATAAACCTTGGAGGCTTGGTTGTAGTTCAGATTCTGGAACACATAGTCAGACACATCGCAGGGCAGTGGCTTGACATAGCCGTCAAATATCCAGAAGCCTGATGAAGACATCCACATGGCGGCAGTGTCAATGGCTGCCACAGCCTGCGAGGAGATCAAGCCACAGCCACTGGCGGCCTTCTCAAAGGAGTACACATAGGGGGCGCCGATGTAGCTGGCGGTGTGCACGTCAACGTCAGTGAATAGCAAGTTGATGCCGCGCACCTTCTTGCCAGCCTTCAAGGCGCCAACCGTCTGCAATTCAAAGTCACCAGCTTGGTTGGTGGCCGCAGCCGTCCAGACAGTGTTGTCCTCTTGATCGCACCACTTCACCAGCCGAGGATTGCTAGACGCGCCCAAAGCAAAGATAAACCTTTCGGCAGTTGACATCACCGCCGCACAGCCTGTCGGTGCATTGGCAATAGCCGCTGCCACTGTTGGCGTTGAGAATCCCAACTGCCACTCGTACAGCTTGCCATCAGCATCAGAACAAGCAATCAGATACTCACCCCATGTGTCCAAGGACCATGTGGTGGCTGGCGTCACAGTGCCAGTATCTGGCCGCGCAACGCCATAAGCAAAATTGCCGTAGGTTGAATAGCCATAGCCAGTCTTGGTGGCGGCGTTTGCAACGCCAACAGTCAAGCCTGTGGGTGTAATGTCTTTCAGCGTCCCCGCCTCGTTCATGGCGTAGAGCTTTGATTCAGTACCTGCGGCAATCCAACGATCTCCGCTGTTGTCCCGCCAAGTTAAAAGGCCACGACATTTGCCTGTCAGTTGGCTGCTGGAGCGCTTACGCCACCCGCCAATTGGGCGCAGGGTATTCTCAAACCAGCGAACTAGGTTGGCGTCAAACCACCGCCCAGCAGACTGATATTCAGTGCCGTTTCGGTAGATGCCTGGTGGGATTTTTAAGGGTACGAATGCCATGGCTTAATTATGCGGTTTCTTGCGACAAATTGGACACAAAGCTCAAAGTGGCAATTACTGATGGAACTGCCGGTCTGGTGGGCGAGCTGCTGGTTGCAAAGTGCTCAAGGCTGACGCCCACATCTGTTGGCCGCCACATGATCTCTACATAGTCATTGGCCGCCAGACTAACAAATAAGTTCAGCGCGGCAATCAAATGGGATGGGTCGCCTCCTGATTTTCTTGCTGGAGGGTGAAATCTGCTATTTGAATTGGCAATGTTTGTGCCGTTCTTGCGAAGCCAGACATCCACATCTT